TCAAGTGTCCCCGAATTTGTCCCCATCCGTGGGGGCGTTTTCTTTTTGTGCGGCGCGGTCGAGCAGCTGCTGCATGGCCGCGGCGCTTTCCCTGTCGCGGCGCTGGAGGGCGTGCGCGTAATTGCGGAGCGTCGTCTCTGGCGATTCGTGGCCCATGCGGGCCGCGACGGCCACGGCGTCCAGGTTATTGGCCAGCAGGATAGAGGCGTGCGTGTGCCTCAGATCGTGAAAGCGCACGCCCTCGAAGCCGTTGCGATCCGCGAAGCGCCGGAACTGTTTCGAGGGCGTGTCATGGTGGAGCGGCTGGCCATCCTGGCCCGTGACGATTATCCCCTGCGGGTTTATTTCATCACCGAAGAAAAAGGCAAATTCTTCATGTTCTTTGCGCGCCGCGTCCAAGAGCGCCATCATACCGGCAGGCAGCGAGATAACGCGCTCGCCCGCTTCGCTCTTTGTCGTGTCCATGTAGCTGCCCCGGCCGGGGACATAGTGGAGGGCCTGCGTCACGTTGATGCTGCAGTTTTTCCAGTCAACATCTGACAGGCGAAGCCCGCCGACCTCGCTCAGACGCAGACCGCAGAGCAGCGCCAGCAGCACGGCGCACCGAAAAGACAAGCTCTCACCCGAGAGCTTGCGCAGCAGCTCGACGGCCTGCTCATCGTCCAGGGATTTTATTTTGCGACGGCGGGCGCGTGGCCTGTCCACGTCGTCGAGGGGATTATGCTTGATGATTTTCCACTTCACGCCTTTGTTAAACATGTAATTCATCACGTCATAGCAATGCCTCACCGTTTTGTCAGACAGCAGCGCGGGCTGAGCGTCCGGCCGGGCGGGATTCGCGGGGCGCTTGCGCTGGCGGCCAGGCTTCGCCGTCGTGCGCTTTTCCGTGGCGCGGATCGTATTAACCAGGCGCTGCAGGTCGAGCGGCGTGAGCTCAGATACCAGCGTGTCGCCGATCACGGGCAGAATGTGGACATTCAGCAGCGCCCTGTATGTCGTTTCCGTCGTGGGCTTACAGTATTCTTCTACATGCGTATGCAGCCATATATCCGCGAGCTCGCGGACGGTGACCTCTCTTTCCGGGACGGGTTCGCCGTCGGCCAGCTCCACCATGAGGCGGGCGAGCTCAAGCTCAGCCGCGCGGTGCTGTTCGGCCTGCGGCATCGTGGCCGGATATGTGAGCGTGCGGCGAATCCATTTTCGCCCCTTATATGAGGGGAGCCGTTCGCCTATGCGCCATGAGTTTTTTCCGCGCTTTTCAATCGTCCCCATTTTGCACCCTCGAACAAAGAAAAAAATCTGCCCACCCCTCTACACACAAAAACAGGTGTAAAAGGTGTATTTCCGTAAATGCCAACCTATTAGACACGGCGCGAAAATGCAGGGGTAGAAACGTGTAATTTCGTGTAATTTGAGGCCCTGCAATTACACTTTATCCCCTGTTTTTCGCTGCAAAAACGCGCCCATGACGCCGTTCACGTCCAGGACGGCGGCAAGCATGGCGTCGGTGGCGTCGAGCACCTGGGCCGTGGAATCGGTGCCCAGGGCGGCGAGCAGCCCGTCCATGGCTGTGAGCAGCACCGCGGCCAGGCGCGCGGGCTCAGCGCCTGCCGCTGGTTCACGGGCCAGGTATTCAGCCATGCGCCGCGCGACCCGCGCCAGATCAGACGCGGCCACGGGCGGCGCGCCCGCTTCGACAGCCCGCGAGGCCGCCAGCTCGACCGCCGCGCTCAGATCGTCCCCCGCGGGCGTCCGATCCTGAGACAGTCCGAGAAGATAGTCAGCAGAGACGCCGAAGCATTGCGCAACATCGACAATAAACTCCCCTGACGGTGTGCGCCCGTTTTCATATCCCGATAAGGTGGATTGAGAACAATGCAGGCGCTCAATAAGATCAGACTGTTTTAAGTTTTTCTCATTGCGTAACTCGCTAAAGCGTTTACTGAAAATATCCATCGTTTAATATTCCTCTCTCATGTGCGATATTTTACCATCAAATCAAATAATCGTCTATCAAGTTTAAAAAAATTAGATTTTTTAATTTAATGTATTGACAGATTCAATATCCATATTTAGAATATAACCATATCCGGTATTTAGAAATCAGTCAACCACCAACGCCCCGGAAAACGACGGCAGAAAATCGCCATCAATGGCGAGAAATGGAGGCGCGAACCATGAACAAACCCAGAAGGAAGGCCCTGGCCGACATCGCCGAACGCATCGAAAGCCTGCGCGAAGAGCTTGAGGCGCTTCGGGACGAAGAGCAGGAATACCTGGACAACATGCCCGAGAATTTGCAGGGCTCAGAGCGCTATGAGCGGGCCGAAGCGGCCGTCGACGCGCTCGACAGCGCCCTGGACAGCCTGGAAGAGGCCAAAGACAGCATCGAGGAGGCGACAGAGTAATGGACAAGGTATTTTATTACGCCCTAGTGGAATTCGACGACCCGGACACCGGCAACAGCGACAGCGAGGCCCATGTCGCGCCTGGCGTGAGGTTTTATTCAGGGCTGCACGTGGCCAGCTGCAAGCGCGAGGTGCTTGAGGACATCCGCGGGAATTTCGTCAACCCGCGGCATATCGAAGTGAAGCGCGTGCCGGAGCTGCGGCCAGTGTTCGACGAAAAGCGGGAACAGGTCATCGGCTACAAGACCATCGAAGGGAGGCAGGACAATGGCGACACGTAAAGAGTGCGACCTCTGCGGGCGAGACATAGGCCGGGAACGGGTTTTCTTGACGCGCCGGGTCTATTATCACAGGCTCATGCTGGACGGATGGCAGATACCAGGGGTAGAGAGTTATGAAATCTGCAGGACATGCGAAAAAGAGCTCAGAACGTGGATGAAAAACAGGAAAATGGAGGGAACAGAAAAATGAGTAAGCAGAAACATGATATTTGCGTGATGCTCAAGACCGGGGCGAACATCAACATGCGCGTTGACAGCGCGAAGGTGGAGAGGGCGAAGCTCACCGGCGACATAGTGGGCTTTGAGTTTAACGGCTGTGAGACGGCTTACCCGATCTATATCGACCTCAAACAGGTGGCGGCCATCGTCCAGCGGCTGCCCGGCCCCACGCCTTACAGCTGCGCGGGCTGCCTGTGGGAGGATGACCCGAGCTGCTGCTGCCACGGCGGGAAGGGCTTCGAGCCCGCCCTCGACAGGATCACGGGCGGCGCTCCGGCTCAAGAGCGCCAGACGACCGGCCCAGCCGATCCTGACGGTGCGGAGGCGAACGACGATGAAGGGCAGGGATAATATTTACCTGGCGGCCCGTATGGTCGCCAGCAGGCGCGACCGGCTCTTCGCCAACCGCGACCGGGCCGCCGAACAGCTCCACGTGAGCAGCCAAGCCCTATATGACTACGAGAACGGGAACACGCTGCCGCCCTGCGACGTGGTGCAATGGATGATTGAGGTTTACCAGCTGCCCGCCCTCAAGGCGCAGCACATGCGGGCCTGCTGCCCACTCATGACCGAAGGCGTGCCCGAGAGCGTCGAGCTCACAAGGGCCGCGCTGGGGTGGGCGGTATACATGGACAGGCTGGAGCAAGTCGGCCGGTCGTTAGCGGCCCTGGCCATTGACAGCCGCATCACAAGAGACGAAATCGTCGTCGCGCGGACAATCCGGCAGAAGGCCGTCGAGCTGTCGCGCGTCATGCAGGAAACTATCGCGGCCATAGACACGGCCCTGCAGGAATACGGAGGGAAACATGAAATTCATGACACCAGCCGACGCGGCGGCGGCGCTGAATGAATACGCCGTCTCAGAAGGCCAGATCAAGCGAGGCGCGCGGCGCGGCCGATTCCCATACATCAAAATCGGCAGCCACATGATGGTCGACGTGGACGCGGCGGCGGCGATCCTGGCCAAGGAACGCGAGGACGACGCGCTCATGAACACCGAAGAGCTCAGCGCCACCACCGGCCTGAGCGCGTCGGCCATCCGGCGCGGCGTGTCCGAGGGGTGGCTGCCAGCGCGCGACGCCCGCGGGCGTCATTTGAGATTTGACCCGGACGAAGTGCACGCCGCCCTTGAGCGGAAAATGCGCGAGAACCTGGACAAAGCAGAGTAGACGGGAGGCGGGCAAACATGGATATACGGGACTTTTTAGCCCGTCTCTCATCCTGGGAGGGCCCGAGCGAATCAGGGGAATATAAATGCAAATGCCCCGCCCACGACGACCGGCGCGCCAGCCTGAGCGTGAACACGGGCGAAAAAGGCATCATCTTCAAGTGTCACGCGGGCTGCGACAAGGACGCCGTGCTGCGGGCGATGGGGCTCACCGTGAAAGACCTCATGAGCGACGACAGGCGGCACAGCGCCCGGCCGAAGCCCAAAGCGGAGCCCTCGACCAAACCGGCCCGGCCCGCCGCGCCTGCCGATCCGGCAGAGACGCCGGTCAGCAAACCCGCGGAGAAAAAGACCATAGACAAGGTTTACCCATACACCGATGAAAACGGCACCGTGCTCTTTGAAGTGGTGCGCTATGTTCCGAAGGACTTCCGGCAGCGCGTGCCCGATCCCACGGCGCGAGGCGGCTACCGATGGAGCATCAAGGGCATAAGGCCGGTTATTTACCGCCTGCCCGAGGTCGTGCGGGCCATCGCGGAGGGGAAAACCATCTACCTGGTGGAGGGCGAAAAGGACGCCGATAACATGGCCCTGCTGGGCTATGCGGCGACGACCAGCCCCATGGGCGCGGGAAAATGGCGGCCGGAACACAGCGCCCTGCTGCAGGGCGCGGACGTGGCCATCATCCCCGACAATGACGCGCCGGGCCGGGATCACGCCGAAAAGGCCAGCAAATCGCTGGCCAGCGTGGCGAAGAGCGTTAAAATCCTCGACATTGCCAGCGCGTGCCCCGAGCTACCCGAGAAGGGCGACATAACCGACTTTTTCAAGCTACTGGGCCGGGAACGCGGGCAGCAACTGCTCGAAAAGCTCACTGCCGACGCCGCGCCAATCACGGCCAGCGAGGAAAGCGCCGCAGAGAAAGCCGCCGCCCTGTACGGGAAAATCGGCGGCTATTGCGTCGAGGACGGGTGCATCTGCCAGAGCACCGACGACGGCGCACGCAAGCTGTGCACGTTCACTTGCGCCCCGGCGCGGATCATCACGCGCGACGACGGCGTGAACGTCGAGAAAATGTTCGAGATTGAGGGCTGGACACGCCACGGACGGCCGCTGCCCACGGTGAAAGTGAAGGCCGCGGACTATCCGACCATGAACTGGGTGCTGTCAAATTGGGACTTTGCGGCGAACATCATGCCGGGCAGCATGATAAAGGACAAGCTGCGCTATGTTATCACAGAGGTGGGAGAAATCAGCGCCAGCCGCGAGACCGTGTATACACACACCGGCTGGAGGCAGATCAATGGAAAGTGGTGTTATCTTCATCCTGGCGGCAGCATCGGCGGGGACGGTGCGCACGTGGAGCTCGACGACGCCCTGGCCAGCTACACCCTGGACAGCAACGTCATGGACGACGACGCAGCGACCGCGATGTGCGAAACCGTGTTCAGGGACGCCATGGCGGCGCATATTTCCGTGCCGCTGCTGGGCCTGTGCTACCTCGCGCCGCTCAGGGAATTTCTCAAGATCGGGCACGCGGCCCCGCATTTTATTCTGTTTCTGCGCGGCAATTCGGGTACGCACAAGAGCACAGCCGCCGTGCTGGCCCTGAGCCACTTCGGGGAATTTGACATCGACTCTATGCCCGCCACGTTTCACGACACGGCGAACAACATCCGGCAAAAGGCTTTTATGCTCAAGGACTGCCTGCTCACAATCGACGACTATCACCCTGAGAGCAGCCCGCAAGAGCGGCGGCGCATGGAGGCGACGGCGCAGAGCCTGGCGCGCCTGTTCGGCGACGGCGCAGACCGCGGCCGCATGAAAAGCGACCTCACGCTCCAGAAGGCCACGCCGTCCCGCTGCGTCGCCATGATGAGCGGCGAGGACATCCCGAACATCGGCGAGAGCGGCGTCGCGCGCCTGTACACTGTGGACGTGGGCCCGGACGACATCCCCATCAATGACGATTTGGAGGCAGCCCAGGAAATGGCGAGACAAGGTTATTTCAGGCGGGCCATGAGAGGCTATATCGGGTGGCTGGCCAAGCGCGCGGACAAGCTGCCCGAACGGCTACCGGACATCTATTACAGGCTGCGCAAGAGAGCGCGAAGCGACGGGAAGGGCCTGCACGGCCGCGCGCCCGAGGCCATCGCTCACATCATGCTGGGCTATGAGATGATGCTCAACTACATGGCCGACGTGGGCGCAATGACGAATGAAGAGGCAGACAAGGAATTCATGAACGCCTGGGCCATCATCATGGAGAACAGCGAAAAGCAGAGCCGCGACGCCCAGGACGACCGGCCCACGCGCCAGTTTATCAGCACCCTGGGCGAGCTCATCACCAGCAAGGCCGTGGTGCTTCGCAATCTTGACGACCCGCACAGCGAAGACCCAGGAATCAACGGCATCGGCTATTATGACACGCTTTATTATTACCTGCTGCCGGACATGGCATACACGCGCGTGAGTAAGCTATACAAGGATCAGGGATCGGACTTTATTCTCTCAAAGCGCGGGCTGTATAAGCAGCTGCGCGACGACGGCATTATCGAACTGGACGCGGACGGGAAAACCACGAAGGGCAAGACAATCAACGGCCGCACCGTGCGCCTTCTGTGGATTCCCCGCGCCAAGATCGACGGCACAAAGCCCGCGCCGAAGGCCGAACAGGTGGCCATGGACTGGATGGAGGTGGACGATGAAGGAATCCCAAAGACGTGGAAAACCTGAGCGCCTGGGGCGCGCTGTCTATCACCACGAACAGCCCGCCACAGGGCTGGACATCCGGCCGGGCGACATCATCGTCATGCCCGGCGGGCGAGGCGTCACAGCCTGGCGCGTCGTCAACGTAACGAGTAGGATCACGATAGCACCACTCAAGAGCGAAGCACGTAAGAAGAAAGGGGAACAGGGCAATGAGCAATGACTTAATGAACAGGAACGACGAGACGGTGGCGCGGATCATCGCCACGCGGCGCGAGCAGATTGAGCGGCGTCTACACGATGACCTCGACCGCATGGCCGAAAACTACATCGACATAGGGCGCTGCCTGAACATCGTCAAGGATGAGGGCCTGGTGCCACATGGCCAGTGGATAACCTGGATTCAGGAACACGCGCAAATGAGCGAGCGCAACGCCCAGCGCGTCATGAGGGCGGCGCGTGAGATCGAAAGCGGCTCCCCTCTCGCCCGTCTTGACTTTAGCAAAGTTATGGCCCTGCTGGCGATCCCTGCGGAAGAGCGCGAGGCGTTCGCCGCCGAGGTGGGCGCTGAAAGCCTGAGCGTGCGGCAGCTGCAGGCCGCCGTGAAAGCGCGGGAGGAAGCCGTGCGCGAGAAAGAGCGCGCAGAGCGAGAGGCTAAGAAAATGGCCGCGCTGGCCAGCGGAATGAAAAGCAAACTCGAATATATGGAAGGCAGGGCTGCAAGTCTGGAGATTCAGGCCGCCAAAGCTCAAAGTGTGGCCGACGAACGCGCCCGCGAGGAAATCGACCGGCTGCAGGAAGAGCTCAAAAGCAGAGAAGCAGAGCTCGAAAGGCGGGCCAAAGCGGAGAGCGACGCGAAGGCGGAGCTGCTTCGCCTCCACACCCAGGCGGCACGGGGCGCGGCCATGGAAGGCGGCGAGCGGCTTACCGCCGATGAGCTGGCCGCCGCGACGCGGGCCTTTATCGGGCAGGTGGCCGTGCTGCCGCACATGGGCAAAGAGCTGGCGGCATGCGGACAGAAAACGCGGGACGCATACCTGGCCAATGTGAATATGATAGCGGACTGGTGCGAGCGGGCGCGCGCGGCTCTGAATACTATTGAGGGCGAGGTGCTGAGCTGTGAATGAGATCGTGAAGAGCGCCGAAACGGGCACCGGCATGGAGGCTGTGAGCGCTCAGCAAATGGCCGCCATCATGGGACAAATGCAGCAGCTCATGCAGGGCATGGCCGACAGCATCCGGGCAACGAATGCGCGCATGGCAAAGCTGGAACGGCAAATTGAACTTTTGACACCGCTCACGGGGGCCCAAGAAAAGGCGCTGTGCGCGGAGATAAGGCGACGGGCCGCGGAACTGTGCGAGCAGTACCGCCTGAGCGCCGGGCAGGAACCAGCCATCGCCGCGGCGATCCGTGCCGAACTCAAGCGCGCGAGCGGCGTGCGTGCCGTGCGCGAGCTGCCGCGGATTGAGTACAGCGTGCTGCTTGAGCGCGTGGCGTTATGGGACGATTACGAGACCATGCGAGAAATTCGCAAGAAAGCGAGAAAGGAAGGGTTACATGAATAAGCTCATAATCATCGGGAACCTGACGCACGATCCAGAATTGAGGACGACGAAAAGCGGCATCTATGTATGCAGCTTTTCCGTGGCTGTGAACAGGCGGCGCAGGGTCGAAGGGCAGCCGGAAGCGGATTTTTTCCGCGTGACGACATGGCGTGATATGGCCGAAAGCTGCGCGAAATATCTCAGCAAGGGCCGGAAAGTGGGCTGTACCGGCAGCGTGAGCCTGGTCGTGAATGAACGGGACGGCCGGACATATGCCTCTATGGAGATGGACGCCGACGAAGTGGAATTCCTATCACCGCGCCCCACGGCCCAGGATAGCGAATAAAGAACGGAGGGGCAAGCATGAACGCCGTGGACATACTGAACCGATGCAGGAGCGCCATAGCGGAAATCAGGCGGCTAGAAGAACGCAAAGCGCGCCTGATTGAGTGCGCGACAAGCGCCACAGCCAAGATCAACACGACGGGCGGCAGCCGCAGCGGGAGCCCGTCCGACAAGGTGAGCGCGTTCGCCGTGGATATAGACGAATGCGAACGCGAACTCGCCGACCGCCGCCGCGCCTATGACGTGGAACTGCTGGCCGCCTGCAAATTTGTGGACATGCTCGCAGAACCCGAATGTGGCGTGATATATCGCTATTACGTTCAGGGGCAGACCATTAACGGCATAGCGCGCGCCCTGAATTACAGCCCGAGCTATGTCAAGCAAAAAAAGCGGGACGGGCTGACGGCAGCCGAAGCGATCCCCGCGGACATGGTGCTCGACCTGCTGCCGGAATGGTATAAAGCGACGGACGGGAAGGGGGTTTAACCATGGAGCCGGAAAAAAGACGCTTGACAGCGACAGAGCGCGAAGCCCTGGCGCGAATCAACATTGCAAAGCGGTTTTTGCAGGAAGAACCGCGCGACCTGGCGCGACGAACGGCAATGATACGGCGCGGCGGCTGGTATTTGGGCGTAGCGCGGGGCATGCTTGAGCGCTACATGCGCGAAGTGAACCACACTATACCACCCGAGCAGGTGAAAGTGTTTGAGCGGTCGATGGCGGAATCGACCATCACCGTGGGCGTGCGCTGCCAGGCGACGCGGGACAGGAACCGCGGGACAGAATACGGGGTTATTGTGCCGATAGACACGCTCAACCTGCTCTTTGCGGCCTGCGCCGACCATTGCCTGACATGCACGGGAGACCGGGAGAGCCAAGCCCGCTGTGAATTGCGCAAAGCCCTCGACGTGATACCGAACGACGCGGAAGAACGAACAGACGGCGGCTGCCAGTACAGGGGGCTGCTGTAAAAAACGAATGGAGGCATAAAACCATGAGAGACGCGAACGTCTACAACGCCCTGGCCCGAGTGATGGAGGCACAGAATAAACTGACGGCAGCCGTTGAGGTCCTGAACGCAGCCTTGCGACGCCAGGACACGCACGACGCCCCGACCTTCGCCCAGGTGGCGCACGACCTCGCCGCGGGCGATATTGACCGCTACATGGTCGGGGACATCATTCGGGCCCGGCACCGGAAATATGGCGAAATCCCGTTCGTCATCATCGGCAAGGGGCAGGACAATGAGCCGGACGGCACCGGCACCGAACGGATCACCGCCCAGGCCATGCAGGTGCTCGACTACATGCAGTTTAGCGGCGTGAGCGACGAATACCCGTATGGCAAAAACGATTATGTGGCGTCCCACATCCGGGACTATCTCAACGGCGCATTTTATGACGCCCTGCAGGATGACGATAAAGCGGCCATCGTGGGCGCGTTGAAGCGCACGTATACACCGAATTACGACGACATGAGCAAGCCCGGATATATTGCGCAGACGCGCGAGCTCTTTTTCCTGCTGTCGGCCAGCGAGGTGGGATATGATGGACGCTATATCATGGATGAGGGCCCGGCTTATGCATACTATAAGAGCTGCGACAATGAGCGCCGCGCCAAGATCGACATGGACGGCGACGAATCAATCTGGTGGCTTCGGTCGCCTCTCCCGTCGAGCGCGCACAACGTGCGCGACGTCTACACGTCGGGGGCGCTGAGCTACAACAGCGCGTACATCGGCGTCGGGCTGGCCCCGGCTTGCGTCATCGGCGCATAATCGGCCCATCTGCCCCGATAGGGGCATGAGAGTGACCCGACACCATACCATGAGCATACCCTCATAATACCCATAGCATACCCTCACCATACCATGAGCATACCTTGACAGTACCATGGGCCGGTGATAGAGTGTAGCATGTCAAAAGACCGCGAAGGAACGCGGTCTTTTTTCGTGGGAAAAGCGACGACGTTGTCGTTTTTGAGACGAACATGAAAGAATCAGATCCGTTTTACCATTCGACGGCATGGAAAAAAGCCCGTGCCGCGGCCCTGCTGCGCGATCACTATCTATGTGTGCCCTGCCTGCAGGCGTATGAGCGCGGCGAGGCGCGAAAGCCCAGGGCGGCCACGACAGTACACCACATAATACCCCGGACAGAGCGCCCAGACCTGGCGCTCGACCTCGACAACCTGCAATCAATCTGCGCCGTGTGTCATAATCAGATGCACCCCGAAAAGGGGCGAGGCGCTGACAGGCCACGGAACGACAAGCCGCGACGGGACGGCGTGCGAATCATCAAAATATAGGAGGCATCGGCATGGATGAGAACATGAAGGCGTGCCATTATGAGCTGATAGAGGACGAACACGCCCGCGCGCTGTATGAAAACCTCTGCGCGGAATGCGTGCGCGTGCATGGAGCGCTCAGCCTGGGCGCTCAAAGCATCGTCGGCGACATCGCAATGATGGAGCAGGAAAAGAGGCGGCTTTATGAGGACGTGGCAAAGCGCGGCGTGAATGAGCGCGTGAAGAATGGAAAACAGGACTTTTACAGGGAAAACAAGAGCATCGCAGGGGCGCGTGCGCTCGCCGATCAGCAGCGCAAGCACCTCAATGAGCTGAAACTGACGCCAGCCAGTCAGAAAGCGGGGGCAGGTTCCCAGGGTGACGAATTCGAGGACTTCTAACCCTTCCGGCGTTGAACGGCTCGACCAATACGTGCATAACGTCCTGAGCGGCAATATCATCGCCTGTAAAAAGGTGAAAATGGCCTGTCAGCGCCATTTGAACGATTTGCAGCGCTCAAACGACCCGGCATTCCCCTGGCGTTTCGACGCGGCCAAGGCAGAGCGCCCCATACAGTTTATGGAGCGGTTTCTTACGCCCATGAAAGGCAACTATGACAAAATGGAGCTCATGCCATGGCAATGCTTTGTAGAGGGCAGCCTGTTCGGGTGGGTAAGCAAGGAGACGGGGCTGCGCCGATTTAACGAGGGGCTGGTCGTCATCGGCCGCGGCAACGGGAAAACCACAATCATGGCCGGAAATTCGTCATTCGGGGCCAGCAAGGACGGGGAGCGCGGTGCGGACGTTTTTCTGCTGGCGAACGCGAAAGATCAGGCGGCCCTGTGCTTTGAAGAGTGCCGGGCGCAGATCATGGCCAGCGCGGCCATGGCCCCGCATTTTCGCACGCTGCGGGACGGCATTCATTACGACGCCACAAACAGCAGGATCATGCACCGGGCCAGCGACAGCCGCAAGCTGGACGGCCTGAACCCGCACATGGCCGTTTTTGATGAAATACACGGCTATCGAGACTTTAAGCTCATCAACGTCATAAAGCGCGGCATGAATAAACGGCAGCAGCCGCTCGCGCTCTATATTACCACCATGGGCACCGTGCTCGACGGGCCGCTCATGAGCTTTTATCACCTGTTTACCGACGCCATGCGCGGGACGCTGCGGCCGGACGTGGCCGACCGAATGTTCGCCTACATCTGCGAAATGGATGAGGACGACGACATCGAGGACAGCGCTCTGTGGATAAAAGCCAATCCGGGCATAGGGCAAATATTAAGCCTGGACAAGCTCAAAGCGGACTGGGCCCGCGCTAAGCTCACTCCTCAAGAACGGAACGACTTCATAAACAAACAGCTCGACGTGTTCACCGACGCGGGCGAGGCGTCTTTCGTTGACTACGACCTGGCGCAGCGCAACACCGGCCGCGTCGAGCTGGATGAGCTCGCCGGGCGCGAGTGTTACGGGGGCTTCGACCTGTCAACTAGCGAGGACTTCACGGCCGCGGCCCTGGAATTCCCGCTCGACGACGGGCGGCTTTTTGTCCTATCGCACAGCTGGGTGCCACAGAAAAAGGTCGAGCTGGATCAGGAAAAAATCCCATATTACGAATATGCCATGCAGGGGCTTTTAACCATATGCCCCGGCGAATACATCACGCAAGAAACGGTTTACGAGTGGTTCGTGAAAATGGCCGAAACGTACAGCATACGAACAATCGGCTATGACCCAGCTAATGCCACATGGCTGGTGCGCATGCTCACGGCGCGGGGCTTTGTGTGCAACCCCGTAAGACAGGGCCCGCTGACGCTGAACGCGCCCATGAAAGACGTGCGCGAGCAGCTGCTCGACGGGCACATCGTCCACAATAACAACCCGCTCTTTCGATGGTATTTGGGTAATGTCCGGCTGCGGCGGGACTTTTACGACCGGGAAAAAGAGAACTGGGTGCCCACGAAAAGGGACAGATACCGAAAGATTGACGGATTCATGGCGTTTTTGGACGCTCACGCGGAATACATGCGCCTGAACCCGCTCAGCAACGTGGAAATTGAGGCAGGAATAAGCGTTTATTCGCTTACCTCATGATGGGAGGAACGTCAATGTGGCCATTTAACCGAAAAAACAAGGCGAGCGGCGGCGCGCGCGATCCTACCCCGGATTATACGCAAATGCGCAGCGTGAACCGCGTGCGCGGGGATTACACGCTGACGACAAGCGAAGCAATCTATGCGGCCGTGAGCCGGATCAGCAACACCATGGCCATGCTGCCGATACATCTTTATCGGGAGCATGAGCCCGTGCGAGACGATCCGCGCGAGCGGCTGCTCAGTTACATGCCGAACGCGACCATGACGCCGTTCACGTTTCAGCAGACCATGGAGGCGTTCCGCAATACGGAAGGCAACGCCTACGCCCTGCTGGTGCCCGACGCGAGCGAAACCCGCGTCGCGCAGCTGGACATACTCGACGCGGCGCGCGTTACGCCCATGCGGGACAAGGACACGCGCGAGATGTTTTACAGCTTCACCCTGGACGACGGCACGCCCTGCATGGTGCACTCTTCACACATGATCGTATTGCACCACATGAGCGCGAACGGCGAGAAGGGCGTCCGGCCGCTGGATGTGCTGCGGGGCACGCTTGACTATAACCGGCAGATTAAAGAGTTTTCGCTTAATCAGCTGGAAGGCGTGAACAGCGGCGTAATTCTTAACATCCCCGGCACCGGCCTGAGCGAGGAAAAGAAAAAGACGGTTATCGACCAGTTTTTGAAATCCTACAAGGCAAGCGGCGGCAAGCTCATTGTGCTGGAAGGCGGCATCACAGCGACCACCCTCACGCAGAGCCCTGTCGACGCCAAGGTGCTGGACGTTGAGCGCGTGACGAAAAACCGCGTGGCGACCGTCTACAACATCCCGCCGCACCTGTTGGGTGATTACACAGATACCAGCTACTCGACCGCCGAACAATCAAAGCAGGAATATCTCGACCTCACCATTTTGCCCATCGTGAAACAGTGGGAGGATGAGCTAAACCTCAAGCTGCTCACCTGGAAGGAACGCATGGAGGGCTATTCAATCCAGTTTGACGTGAGCGCCATGCAGCGGGCCGACATCGCCACTATGGCCGAAAAGCATCAAAAGGCGATCCGCGGCGGCTGGATGAGGCCGAACGAGGTGCGCGAACGCGAGGGCCTGCCGCCCGATCCAGAGGGCGACGTGCTGCTGGTAAGCCGTGATTTGCAGCCGCTCGAACAGGCCCTGAAGGAAAATTCGGAAAGCGAGGCAAAGAACGCCAGTGAATAAGTTTTGGAACTTCGGCGAGCCGGACGGGCCGAACGAGCTGCGGCTCGACGGGGAAATCGCGTCGGAAAGCTGGTGGGGCGACGAAGTGACGCCCGCCATTTTCCGCGCTGAGCTCATGGAACACCCCGGCGATATTACCGTCTGGATCAACTCGCCGGGCGGCGACGTGTTCGCCGCAAGCAGCATTTACACCGCCCTGAAAGAGCACGCCGGGCGCGTGACCGTGAAGATCGAGGCCCTTGCCGCCAGCGCCGCCAGCATCGTGGCCATGGCGGGCGACGAAATCCTCATAGCCCCGACCGCTTACATGATGATTCACCGCGCCGCCACCATCGCCCTGGGCGATAGCGACGAAATGAGAGCCGCGGCCAGGACGCTGGACGAAGTGGACGGCGGCATCGTCAACCTGTACGCCATGCGGACAGGCCAGAGCGCCGACAAAATTGAGCGCATGATGAAGGCGACAACCTGGATGAACGCAGCCAGCGCCGTGGCGCTGGGCTTCGCCGACGGCATGCTCTACTCAGAGGACGCCAAGGCCCAGCCCGAGCAGGAAGGGACCAGCACGGAAAGTGGCGGCACCCCGGCGGGCCCAGCGAACAGCAGCGGCCCGCGCAAGGCAGCAGCGGCCCGCGCGGCAGCGGTCACATTCGCCGCCAGCGCCACCGCCGACGCCCTCATCGCCCGACTGAAAGAGGCGGGCCGGAAACCCGATCCCAAGAACGACCAGACACATGATGACAATGCGCGCGAGCGCTTTGCACTACGCATGAAACTCATGCAGAAAATGGGAGGAATGAAATAATGGCTACCATCATCGAAATGCGCCAGGAACTCACCGACCTGGGCCGTGAGCTGGAACAGGCCACGAAGAAGGGCTATGAAATGGCCCACGATCCGAAAACCGAAATCGAAGCGCTGCAGGATCAGAGCGACGCTATCGACCGCCTGCAGGTGCGCATGGCGCTCATTAAGCAGGACATCGCGCGCGAAGAGGGCACCGGCTCGCAGAATGCGGAGCCCGTTAAGAGCGCGAAGCCCCGCAACGGCGGCTTTGCCAGCCTGGGCGAATTCGTGAACGCCGTGCATGAGGCTGACACGCCCGGCGGCTCGCGCGACAAGCGCCTCGCCCGCGTGACCGACGCCGCCACCGGCGCGAATGAAACCACCGGCGCGGACGGCGGCTATCTGGTGCCGCCCGAGTATGCGGACGGCATCCTTGACCTGGTAAAGGACGAATCCGTCATCTACCCCCAGGCGCGCCGCGTTCAGATCAACGGCAACCGCCTCATTGAGGTGTATCTGAACGAAACCAACCGCAAAGACCCGTCGACCGGCAGCCGACACGGCGGCATCCTGGCTTATTGGAAGGGCGAGGCCGATCAGTACCAGGCTGTCAAGGCGGCTTTTGCGGAGCGCACGACCAACCTGTCGAAGCTCACCGCCTACTGCCCTGTGACCGAAGAGCTGCTGCAGGACTACGCCGCCATTGAGGGCACGCTGAACGACCTGGTGGGCCGCGAGTTTGCCTTCAAGATCGACGACGCCATGTTCAACGGCAGCGGCGCGAACAATATCCCCCTGGGCATCCTCACCACCGGCACCGGCTCCAACCCGAACAACGCCGCCCTGGTGACCATCGCCAAGGAGAGCGGCCAGGCCGCCGCCACCGTGAACGTGCAGAACATCCTGAAAATGTATAACGCCCTCATTGCCCAGCAGCGCAAGAAGGCCAAGTGGTACATCAATCAGGATTTGGAAATCGTGCTCATGCAGATCATGCTGCAGACCGGCAGCATTTCCGGCGAGGGCACGACGGGCAGCTGGGGCATGCCCATCTATACGCCGCCGGGCGCTTACGGCAACGCGAACGCCACCATGCTGGGCCTGCCCGTCGAGCCGAATGAGCATTGCGCCGCCGTGGGCAGCGTGGGCGACATTGTGCTGGCCGACATGAGTCAGTATCTCATCATTGAGCGCGCGGGCGTGACGAAGCAGAGCTCTATCCATGTGCGCTTCGACTACGATGAGACCGTGTTCAAATTCACCTGGCGCGCGGGCGGCCGTCCCGACTGGATGAGCGCCATTGAAGCCTATAAGGGCAACACCAAGCGCAGCCCCTACGTGGCCCTGGCCACCCGCTCTTAACCGACACCCAAGCCGGACGCTCCAGCAGAGCGCCCGGCTTTTCCGTGAAAGGGGGGCTAATATGAGCCTGACAATCGAAAACACCCAACAGATCAGCGCCGACGTGTACGCGGAGGGCGGAAATGAGCGCGAGCGCACGCACCTGGCCGTGATGACGTTTTCATATCGGCCAGGCAAGCGCATGGGGTTGAGCCTCGAAATTCTGGACGAAGCCGCGGCGTCGGCCAACGCGGAGGACGTGACGCGCCAGGTGAAGGAATTTCTCGACGCCGCATTCGAGCGCGCGGCCGCCGCGGGCCTGCCCGTTCCGACCGGCGAAGGCGCGCCGGAAAGCGACGGCGAGTAAGGAGGCGGCCACATGCCCAGCATTGACGAACTAAAGCGTTACGCCGTGCTCGACCCTGACGGCGACGTGGAGACGCTGAAAATTTGCATGGAAGCCGCCGAAGAGTGGTTCGCAAATGCGGGCGTACCCAGGCCGAAAGAGACGACCCGGCTTTATGACCTGGGCGTGTACATGCTCGCCGTGCATTATTTCGACAACCGGGGCGCAATCGGAAACGCCGACGCACAACTACCCTTCGGCGTGTTCTCCATCATGCACCAGCTGCGGCTATAAGGGGGCGAGGACGTGGCCATCAACGTGGGATCATTCCGGCATCTCATAGAGCTGCAGAAAAGGACGACCGAACGCGACGCCTACGGGAACGATATACCCACCTGGACGACGGTCTGCGAGCTGCGGGCGTCGGCGAAGGACGTGAGCGGCCGCGAGTTTTACGAAGCGGCGGCCCATCAAATGGAGAATACCGTCACGTTTACGATGCGATGGCACGACGGCCTTACCGGCGACATGCGCGTCGTGTTCAAAGGGGCGGCCTACGAAATCCTGCAAATCAATCACCTGGAGTACAAGAACCGGGACTTTATGCGGATCAAGGCGCGTCTGACCCAAGGGGAGGAAAACGGCTATGGCGAGCTTTAATTTTCAGGGCCTCGACGAAGCCATCAACGCCCTGGGCGAAATGGCGGCCGACATCGACGCGAAGGGGCCCGCCGCGGCCATGGCGGGCGGCCGTGCCGCCGTCGCCGAAATGGAGAAGCGCGTGCCCGTGCGCACGGGCGGCCTTAAAGGCCATATCGCCATCAAGGGCCCGTTCCACACCGTAGCCGATGGCTACTATGTGGACGTGTACCCCACCGGCACAAAGAAAAACGGCAAGAAACGCGAACGCTATGAGACCGTGGGCTATGTGCTGGAATACGGGCGCAGCAACATGGCGGCGCGGCCCTGGATGCGCCCGGCTGTGGAAGAGGGAGCCGACGCGATCAGCGACGCCATGGCCGCCGCCCTGACAGACTAAAAGCGACAACGTTGTCGCTTTTCGAGGTGAAAACATGACAGAGCATGAAGCCATGGAGCAGGCACTTCGGCCGCTCAGCTGCCTATATGGCCGCGCGCCTGTCAAGGCCCGGCCGGATACATATGTGTCGTGGTTTGAGGTGCTTGCGGAGACCGCGCTGGACGCCAGCAACAGGCCGCGCCGCATGGAGCACATGCTGCAGGTGGACATATACAGCAGAGGGGCCACCGACACCCTGCTGGGCACCGTGCTGCAGCTGCTCAGGGACGGCGGCTTCAAGGTGGCCAGCTATGGCCCCGAGGACTACGAAGAGGACACGCGATACCGACACATGCCGATCACCGTGAGGATCAACACCGCAATCGAAGAAAAACAGGAACAGGAGGAAGAGGACAATGCCGACCAATAACACCACCAACAACACGCCGAAGGGCTATTTTACCGGCATTCTGGACGTGTATGTCGCAAAGATGCTGACGCCGGATTCGAGCGCCGCAAAGCCCACGTATGACACGCCCCGCGTGCTGGGCATGGGCATCGAAGTGACCATCACACCCCAGTACAGGGAGGGGCAGCTGTACGCCAGCAACCGCATGGCGCGCAATAAGAAGGTTATCGACCATTACGACATCAAATTTAACGCGGACGTGGTGAGCCCCGAGAACAACGCCTATATTTTCAACCGCAAGGCCGATAATAACGGCGTTCAGATCATCGACGGCGACAGCGATCCCGCGGAGCTGGCAATCGGCTTCTGCCGCACGAAGGACACCGGAACAAAAGAATACTGGTGGCTATACCGCGGCAAATTCAGCGAGCCGACCGTCACCGGCAAGACCGACACCGACAAGATCGAATATCAGACGCCGACCATTGAAGGCCGCTGCGACAGGCGCATCTATGACAACCGCCTGGGCATGGTGGCCGACAGCGAGGACACGAACATCACGCCCAGCGCGCTGACGAACTGGTTCAACGCGGTGTATGAGGCAGTAACGACCTAATGAGGAGGGCGGCGGGGCGCGGCAGCGTGCCCCGCCGTATTGCGTTATGATTAAAGGGCAAGACATGGCCGCGCCCGTGAAAACGGTGACGCTGGAAGGGCGAACCTACCAACTGGCATTTAACAACAAATCGGCCCGCCTGGCTGAGGATGTCTATAATGAGCAGTACGGCCGAGATGTCAACTATCTTGAGATACTCAAGGACATGGCCGCCTTTAAGCACCGCGCGCTGCTCGCCGTGATATACGGCGCGATGATAGCGGGCGGGGCTGAAATGGATTATGAGACGTTCGAGGACGCCTTCACCTATGACGCCATCGACGGCCTAAGAGACATCATCAAAAAGGGCGTGTTCGACGCCCTGCCCGAGGCCGATCCCGAGGATGCGAAAAAAAACTGAACGGCCAGGACGACGGGGAAACGGCTTACCCGTGGGCCTGGCTGGTGTATCACGCCCTCGACATGGGCGTGAGTTATGAATCGTTTTGGAACATGAGCGCGCGGGCCATTGTGCTGTTGCACCGCGAAATGCGGCGCACAGCCCAGGGCGGGCACGCACAGCCGCGGGAGGCCGAACAGCCGGGCCGGGTGCGGCTCGACTACATTCCGAGGCCATGAGACAGGACACGCAACACCGAGCGCCCAGACGGGCGCTCATTTTCGTATGAGGACGGTGCAGCATGGCGAGCAAATCGAAAAGCCTGGAGCTGAAAACCCGTATCGGCGTAGACGGGGAAACCACATATAAGCAGAGCCTGAACAGCATAGCGAGCAGCCTGCGCGTTATGAAGGCCGAAATGACCGCCACGCAAAGCGCATTCGGCAGCAACGCCGACAGCATCGAGGCTCTAACGGCGAAGCAAAAGGCCCTGCAGGATCAGCAGGAAAAACACGCCGAAAAGGTTAAGCTGCTCAAGGAAATGCTGGAACTGGCCAAGCAGGAATTTGGCGAGAACAGCGCGGAGGCCGACGAATACCGCGTCAAGGTGGCCAATGCGGAGACGGCGCTCAACAAATGCACCACCGAACTGGACAATACCACGGCGGCCCTTGACATCATGGGCTCAAGTGCCGACGATGCGGGTGATGACGCCGACGCCCTGGGCGGTGACCTGGACGACCTGGGCGACAGCGCAGACGACGCGGCCACGGACACCGAAACCCTGGGCACCAAGCTATCGAACATCGCTGCAATCATCGGGAAGGGCTTGGCCAAGAGCGCCGAAGCCGTCGCCGCCGCGTTTGTGGCCATCGGCACGGCAGCGGCCCAGGCTGTCAGCGGCGGCTTTGAGCTGGCCACGGCGGCGGGCACCTTTGCCGACGACCTGCTCACCCTGTCCACGCAGACCGGCATTAGCACGCAGACGCTGCAAGAGTGGAGCTATTCGAGTAACTTCATTGACACCTCTGTCGAGACCATGACCGGCTCCATGCGCAAGATGATTAAAAACATGGGCGACGCGGCGAGCGGCAGCGAGAGCGCGCAAGGCAAATTCGACGCCCTGGGCGTGAGCATCACGAACACGGACGGCAGCCTGCGCAGCAGCGAAGAAGTGTTCATGGACTGCATCGACGCCCTGGGCCAGATCGAAAACCCGACAGAGCGCGACGCGGCGGCCATGGAGGTTTTCGGCAAGAGCGCCCAGGAACTCAACCCGCTCATTGAGGCGGGAAGCGCGGGGCTCAAGGCCATGGGCGAAGAGGCCCACGAAATGGGCGTCGTGTTCAGCGACGAAGCCCTGGCCGCCATGGGTTCATTCGACGACAGCATGCAGCGCGTGAACGCCACCGGCGAGGCGCTGAAAACGGCCATCGGGACAGACCTGATCCCCGCCTTCCAGCCGCTGGTGGACACGGCCAGCGGAGCCATGGCGGACATCACCAAGGCGCTGCAGGACGGCTTCCAGCCGGAGGACGTGACGGCCATCGGCGAGAGCATCGCCGGCGCGCTGAAGGACGGCGTCGCCACCATTACCGAGCTGCTGGACGCCATCGGCCCGGATTTGGGCGCGGCGCTGGGCAACCTGGTAAGCTCAGGCGTTGAGCTGCTGCCCGACCTGGTGGAAACGCTGCTGCCAGTGGCCACCAGCATTCTGAGCGGGATCACGGACGGGATCACGAACAACGCGGAGAAAATCGGCGCGTTGGCGGGCGACATCGTGGCAAAGCTGGGGGGCTACCTCACCGAGCATGCGGGAGACCTGCTTGGCGCGGCCGCGGACATACTGACCGGGCTCATCAACGGCCTGACGGGCGACGACAATCTGGCGAAGCTGATTCCCGCCGCCACAGGCATGATAACGAAGATCACCGGACAACTGGCGGAAAAGCTGCCGGACATTCTGAAGGCAGGAACGGATATTCTGCTGGAAATTGTGAAAGGCATCAACGAAGCCATTCCGCGGCTGGTGGAAGCCTTGCCGGAGATCATCACCAAGGTAACGACAGCCGTCACGGAAGGCCTGCCAAAGCTGCTGACGGCAGGCGGTGAAATCCTGGGTGAAATCATCAAGGGCATCGGCGAGACGATTCCCAAGCTGACCGAAGAACTTCCGAAGATCATTACGGAAGTTACCACCGGCATAGCGAATGGGCTGCCGGATATTCTTGCTTCCGGCATCAGCATTATTACAGAAATCGTGAGCGGCCTGGGCCAGGCTATCCCCGACCTCATCGCCAAAATGCCCGAGATCATCGCGGCCATCACGGATGAGCTCAAAAAAATCGACTGGATTCAACTGGGCCTGGACATGATAACGGGCCTTTACAATGGCCTGAAGGACGCCGTGACCGGGCTCATTGAGAGCATCAAGGGCGTGTTTACCGGCATCTGGGACGCCATCAAGGGCGTGTTCGGGATCAATTCGCCCAGCACCGTGGCGAAAGAGGCGGGCAAGTTCATTCTGGACGGCCTGGTGGAAGGATTCAGCGCCGCTGTCGATGCGGTCTGTGAGACCGTCAAGAAGATTTTCGGCAAAATCTGGGACGCCATCAAATCCATTTTCGGATTCGGCGGCGAGAGCGAGGAAAGCAAGGAATCTAAACAGGCCGGTAAGGACATCATGACCGGCATCAAGGAAGGCGTCACCGGCAGCGAGGAAGATGTGAAGTCGGCCGTGAAGAACGCGGCCAAGAAGGTGCTGGACACATTCAAGACCGAGCTGGGCGTCGAAAGCGGCAACTCGACCAAAACCAAACCCATGGGCGAAAGCATGGCCAAGGGCATAGCGGACGGCTTGAACAGCGTCCAGGCCAGCGCATTCCAGGACGGGGCCAACTCCATTTTTAACGCCGTGTCAAGCGCGATCAGCAGCGCCTTCGGCGTAGCGGGCACCGGCTTCGCTGGATGGGGCGAGCAGAGCGCTAAGAAATTCGAGGACATCGGCAAGGCCGTGTGCAAGGCCATCGCGGACGGCATCACCTCAAATAACACGAACACCGACGCCGTAAAGCAGGCTATACAGACCGTGGCAAACGCGGCTTTTGAGGCCGCCGTCGGCGAAATGGAAAACGGCATCACCGGCAGCACCGACACCGTGAACGCCGCCGTGAAGGCGGTGGCTGAATCGGCCGTGAAATCGGCCGAGGACGTGCTCACCGCCGCCAAGGGCCAGGAAGCCGGAACCGCCTACACGGGCGGCATACAGACCGGCGTCAACAACGCCCAGAGCGGCCTGCTGAATCAGATCAGGACGACGGGGCGCGCCCTCATCCAGGCCATGAACGCCATCGTGAACGAAGCGGCGGGCCGGACGGCTGGGCAGGCGCTGGGGAGCGGCCTGCAGCGCGGAATCGTCGACCGGCAGAGCCTGGTGCGCAGCGCGGCCACCGAAATGGCCCGCGCGGCGTCTATGGCGCTTTGGAGCGTGGTCGGGACGAACGGCTCGAACTTTACGGCCATCGGCTCAGCCATCGCCAGCGGCGTGGCCCGAGGCATCGAGAACGGCGCGAGCCGGATCACCCAGGCGGCCAGATCGGCGGCCCAGGCGGCCTATAATGCTGCGGCCCGCTCGCTGGGCATCGCCAGCCCGTCGAAGAAAATGCAGGAAATCGGCCAGTTTTACGATGAGGGATTCGCCCAGGGCATCGAAAGCGGCATGCGCGGCGTGGTCGACAGCGCGACGCAGCTCAGCAACATGGCCGCCTCAAGCGTACAGACGACGCGCTCGCGGGCCGAAAAAATCGACTATGACAAGATGGGCACGGCGACCGCGAAGGCCCTCAAGCAGGCCGGAATCGACCGGCCCATGCTGGCCGTGGGAAAGCGGGTGCTGGCCGAAACGATTGAGCCCGACGTGAGCCGGGCCACGCGGCAGCGCAGCGGCCAATCCATCGCCGGACGATCCAGCAGGATGGTGATAGCATAATGAGCGGCATCGAATCGGGATTCACGTTCAACGGCTCGCACAGCATGAACGACCACGGGCTGCTGTATGTGGAGGACGGCGGCGGCCGCGTCATCACGCACGCGCGCCGCGTCAATGAATACGAAATCGCCGGGGCAAGCGGAACGGTTCGCTTTCCCGGCGAGGTTTTTGAGAAGGCGAAGCTGAGCGGCTCGCTGTTTCCCATGGTGAGCCCGGCCAGCGAAGCGGAGGCGCAGGCGCTCATGCGCCAGATTGACGCCTGGTTATATGGCCCGCGGGGCGCGCTCATCTTCGACTATGAGCCAGATAAGTACCGCCTGGCCGAAGTCATCGGTGAATCAAAATGGAGTTATCGGGAATGGCTCGACGGCGGGCTGGCGATTGAGTTTGACGTGCAGCCCTTCGCCTATGCTGTGACGCCGACAACCCTCTCCCACACCGTGAGCACGGCCTACACCTTCGCGCTCAATGTGGACACCGGGCTCGCCGCGCCGCTCGAAGCGACCATCACCAACACCGGCGCGGCGGCCCTGACGGGCGTCATGGTGCAGCATGGCGCGAAATACTGGATTTTCGAGGGCCTGAGCATCGCGCAGGGCGGCGTGCTGAAAATCAGCGGGGAAAAGCCCATCGGCGCGACGATCACACGGGGCGGCGAGACCACGAACGCCCTGCCGAAATCAACCGAATTTGACATCATCGAAGTGAGCGGCAGCGCAAGCGTGGGCGTCACGCTGACTTTTGCCAGCGGCGGGCGCGGCGCGAATGTGGAGCTGCAGGCACGGGGCAGGTGGTTGTAATATGGAATATCCGCGGCTATACGATCAGGATATGAAGCTGCTGGCGGTGCTTGAAAACGCCGTCGTGGGCTATACACTCAAGAATAACGACCTGAGCACGGCCACCGTAAGCCTGCCCACGCCGGACGAAAAGAACGCCTATATGATAGCGCACAACATCGTGCGCATCTATGACGGCGACGAAGAGGTGGGTCTGTTCCGCATTGTGGGCGAACCCGAGAGCAGCAACGCCCTGGAGGGGTGGACGGACTACGACCTGGAACACGTCATCGCCACACTGGTGGACGACGTGCTGTTCGGCTATCACGAAATCGGGGGAACCGGGATATATACGCGCAACGTTGCGGAATATATCCTCTCTCAGCAGGAGACGACGCGCTGGCAGCTGGGCCAATGCGACTATGCCGACCAATACGCCTATAAATTCGAGAATACGAATTTGCTGGCGGCGCTCTTTTCCCTGGGCAACGTGCTCACGGACGACTATCAATTCACCTTTGACACCACGACGACGCCCTGGACGGTCAACCTCATTCGCCTCGAAACGGCGACGGAATGCGAAATCAGATACAGGCGCAACATGCAGGAAATCAGCCGCACCATGGACGCCAGCGCCCTTGTGACGCGGCTTTATCTGCTGGGCTACGGCGAAGGCGTGAATCAGCTCACCGTGAAGAGCGTCAACGGGGGCCTGCCCTATATTGAGGCCGACACGAAGGGCAAATGGAGAGCAAAAAGCAGCGTATACGCCGACACCACAATCGAAGACCCGGCGCTGCTGCTGGCCCGCGGGTGGGCCGTGCTCGAAGAGCTGAAAAACCCTTATATTGCCTATGTGGCGACGGCGATAGACCTCTATCGGCTCACCGGGCTCGAATGGGACAAATTCATGCCCGGCAAGATGGTACACGCCTGGGACGAACCGGCAGGCATTGACTTCACCGCGCGGATCGTGACGAAGCGCAAGCCGGACGTTTACGGCGATCCGGGAAACGTGGAGCTGGAAATCGCCAACCGTGTGCGCGACATCGCGGACAGCATCAACAAAATCGCCGAACGCCAGGGCATCGCGGAACTGTACAGCCAAGGCGCGACTAACCTCTATTCGCAGCAGTACGCCGACAACGCAGACGGGAACCACCCCGCCGTGATGCGTTTTTATGTTCCCTCCGGGTGCGTGCGCATTAACAGCGTGCGGCTCAGCTGGGAACTGGGCGCGTTCCGCGCCTACGAGACCGGCGCGGCGGCGGGCGGCGGCACCACCGTAACCAGCGCAGGCGGCGGGGCTACCACCGTAACCAGCGCAGGCGGCGGGGCTACCACCGTAACCAGTGCAGGCGGCGGGGCTACCACCGTAACCAGCGCAGGCGGCGGGGCTACCACCAAAACAAGCAGCGGCGGCGGCGCTACCACCGCGACAAGCGAATCGGGCGGCGGGGCCACCGTCACCGAGCCGCAGCGCATCGTGAGCACCACCAGCGAGGCGGGCCTGCCGCTCGCTCCGCTGGAATACACCCACATGCCCAGGACGGGCGGCAGCGTGACGCTGGCGGGCGCGCCGCGCAACTCGACCGACGAAGCGGGCGCGCACACACACACCGGCCCGAGCCATAAACACGCCATGGGGCATTTCCATTACGGCCCGAGCCACACGCACACCGGCCCGAGCCATAATCACGCCATGGGGCATTTTCACTATGGCCCGAGCCACACCCACACCGGCCCCAGTCATCACCACACCATGACCCACTACCACTATGGCGACAGCCACACGCACACCGGCCCAAGCCATTACCACACCATCGACAGCCACGCCCACGGCTTTACGCACTATCACTACGCGCCCAGCCACCGGCACAGCCTGAACAGCCACACGCACAGCCTGAACGGGCACCTGCACTCCGTGAGCGTGGATTATATCCCCTGGAGCGGGAACACGGGCACGAACAGCAGCGACACGGGATCGGCCAGCGGAAACACCGGCTATGGCGGCGTTGACCTGACCGGCAGCCCGACGGACAGCGACGGCAGCGGCGTGACCTACACCGGCGGCAGCGGCCAGCTGAGCAGCAATTACGCAGGCACCGGCAGCACCGGCAGCGGCGGCGGCGGGCTGACCGGCGCGCCGCGTACCTACGACGGCAGCAGCCTGGTGACCAACACCGGCGACGGCGGCACCGGCAACACCGGCGCGGCGGGCGACGGCCTGACAAGCAACGCCGTGACCAACGGCGGCAACAGCCGCATATGGACTGAGAACGGCGGCACCGGCGCGACCGGGGCCGCGGGCGACGGCTTGACAAGCAACGCCGTGACCAACGGCGGCAACAGCCGCATATGGACCGAGGACGGCGGCACTGGCGACACCAGCGAGGCGGGCGCGCACACGCACGGCATGGCCCACGTGCATGAGTTTGACCACATCCACAGAGTGGTCGTGGACATCACCATTCCGAGCTTCACCCTCAATGTTCCCGCCCATACCCACAGCGTTTCCCTGGGGAACCACACCCACAGCATCACCCTGGAAGATCACGCCCACGACGTGACCATCGGCGACCATTCCCACGACGTGACCATCGGCGACCATTCCCACGACGTGACCATCGGCGATCACACCCACGACGTAACCCTGCAGGCCCACACGCACGAAATTGTATATGGCATCTACGAAGGCGGCACGGCGCGAAACGTGACCATTAAGGTGGACGGCGTGGCCGTCCCAGACGGCAGCGTGAGCGCCAACGAAATGGACGTGGTGGCCTATCTCAGCAAAGACGACGCGGGGAAAATACATCGCGGGACATGGCACACCATTGAGATCGTGCCCGATGGATTGACCCGGATCGAGGCCAATCTGTTTGTGCAGGCATTCGTGCAGAGTGTCGGCGGCGGCGATTATTAAGCGAAAGGAAGGGACAGCATGAACGAAGAGCTGGAGAACGAAAAGCTGGAAAATGAACAGCTGGAGGACGAAGGGCTCGAAGGCGAACAGCTGGAGAGCCTGGACACAGCGCCGCAGGGGGCTATGCTTCTGACGGCCGCAGAGGGCGAAACCGACGAAGCCGACGAAGAGACGGCCACGGAAGAGCCCGATGAAGAGTATGAGGTCATCGACGTGAACGACCTCGACCTGGTGAAGCTGGGCAGGCAGGGCGAGCACATGACGCAGACCGTGAAAATCGACTGCAGCGCATGGCTCGAAAAATTGCCCGATTGTTCGCTCATCGTGGCCGCGATCCGGCCGGGCGAAAACGAGGTATACCTGCCCACCGTGGCCGTGGAGGGCGGCGTCATTACCTGGAACATCCTCGACCAGGACACCGCGCACGCGGGCGGCGGCCGCGGCGAGGTGCGTGCCATGCAGGGCGACAAGATCAAAAAGAGCTGTGTCTTCAGAACGCGCGTCGAGCCCAGCCTTGAGGGCAGCGGCTCGACACCCGTCACCCCGCCCGACTGGGTGCAGACCATCCTGGCCGCCGTTGGGGCCGCTCAGACGGCCGCGGAGACGGCGGCAGCCCAGGCCAGGACAGCAGCAACCCAAGCCTCCGACGCGGCCGCCCAGGCCGCCGCTGCGGCTGCCAGCGCCGCCCAGGCCGCCACCAACACCGAAGGGCTCAGGGGCTTCGCCTTCTCCATTGACGGCGCGGGCGGGCTCGACCTGACCTATACCGCGGAAGAATAAAGAGGGAGGATAATCAAATGCCGGAAACTTACAACTTTTTGAGGGAGAGCACCATGCGCGAGATGGCCGACGCACTGAACACCATCGCCATGGCGCAGGCGGGCGCGTTCCAGCCGATTGACGACTGGGCCACCGTGGCGCAGCTGGTGCAGCAGGGCATGGGCCCGAAAGCGTTCCCCGTGGGCACCACGTTCAAGGCCACGCATAGCGTATATGGCGACATCGTATTCGAGGTCATGGGCCACGATCACCACCCGGACGCAACCGGCCGGCGCGAGCACACCATGACGCTGGCCATGCGGGACGTGATTTACAGTCATCCCGCCGACGCCACCGAAGCGCTGTATTATTGCGCGGAGGCCCTGGCGGCCGGAACCTACCATTTCAGCATTCCGAGCGACTACGACGCCGAACACGCGCCCAGTGGAACGGTTCAATTCACCCTGGCGCAGGCTGTGCCCGCGGGCGGCGTTATCATGTTCCCCTGGGGCATTAGCGACCAGATTACGGCCACGCAGGTAAGCACATACGCAAGCCGCGAGGCCACGACGGCCATCGAAACGGGCGTCGTCGTTACCGCTGGCAGCGGCGGCACCGACCTGGGCACGGCAGACGGCACCACGGAGCACATGAACCACATCCAGCGCGCGCGCTTCGGCAGCAATAACTGGGCAGAAGGCGCGGCCCGCGAATGGCTCAACAGCGCCGCCGCTGAGGGCGAATGGTGGACACCGAAAACGCCCTTTGACCGCCCCGCGGGCTACGCCAGCGCCGCGGGCTTCATGGCCGGATTCGGGGCCGATTTTCTGGCCGTGCTGGGCCAGGTGGACAATGTGACCGCGCAGAATACCGTGTATGAAGAGGGCGGCACTACGGGCGGCAGCTATGTGACCCGCGACACGTTCTTTAATCTCAGCATGGCCGAGGTGGGCCTGGGCGCGAAGAACAATAACGTGGCCGAGGGCACCGTGCTGCCCTTCTATACGGGCGCGACGAACGCCGACCGCATCAAGTACAACATCACGGCGGCGACAACTGCCCAGTACTGGTGGCTTCGGTCGCCTTACCCGTCGAACGCGAGCGGCGTGCGCAGCGTCAGCGCGTCGGGGGCGCTGGGCGGCTACAGCGCGAACGGCGGCTACGCGCTGGCCCCGGCTTGCATTATCTGTTAATCGGACATATCCGCGCCGATAGGCGCGTGAGGGGGAAATATGGCTGTACCTGCTTATTTGCGGAATGAAAACAAAGCGCTGTTTATATCGAACGCCGTGCATCTGGCGGCCTATGTGCTCAAGTGGTGCAAAGATGAGCGCTTATTCACCCGGCGCGAGCGCTGGATTATCACCGGCGACGTATGGGGCCAGGCGAAGCGCACGCTGCTGTGCGTAAAGCAGGCAAACAGGCGCAGAGACTTGACGAACAACGCCGACTTCGAGGCGCGCGAGAAATATCTCGCCGAAGCGCTCGACGCCCTGGAAGCGCTCAATATGCTGCTGACAATCAAATATGATATGATTATGCAGGGATTTGACGCGCCCAGGCAGCCGCCCGCAAAGCAAGCCGGACAGACCGCCCCGGCCGATCAGAAAGAACAGGAGCCGCCACGCAAGAAGAACCGCGGCGGCAAGGCCAAACTCACACAAGACGACATCGACGACATATTCGAGAAGATGTTCACTTTGAGCATCAAAGAACACGACCTCATAACGGGCACCATGCGCAGCGATGCGGAGCGAAACGCCGAGGCGCATGCCGGGCTTGTTTGAGATGCAGGTAACGTCTGTTTCTCCCCTGCCCGCCACTGGTGGCTTCGGTTATATGGACGACTATCTGCTCATCGACGAAGAACGCGAGAAGGTGGAACGGGCCGCCCAGGGCATGCGCGCGATTTTGGAGGGCAAGGGCCTTAAAGAGAACCCGAAATCGCAATTTATCCCGCTCAGGAAGGGCATTATCTTCCTGAAATGGCACTTTTACCTGACAACAACCGGCAAGGTCATCATGAAGGCCGCGCCGGGCGTGGCCAAGGACGAAAAGCGGCGGCTTCGGCGCATGGTGAAGAAAATGCGCGAGGGCGAAGCCACCCGCGAAAGCATTGAGGCCCACTATCAGGGATGGCGGGCACACATGGCGCGCGGCGACACGAAGCGCCTGCTTGAGAGCATGGACAAATACCTCGCCAGTCTACTGGACGGGGAGAAAGAGAGGGGAAAATCATGATTTACGAAAACCTGGAACTGAGGCAGGCCCGCGCGGAGGCCCGCGAGCGCAACAGGGCAGCGGCCGCGGAGGCCGCCCGCGAACAGCAGGCCGCCAATATCGACTATATCGCCATGATGGCCGATATTGAGCTGCCCGAGATCGAAGAGGACGACACCGAAGAAATGGAGGGCGAAGAGCATGTCGAGCAAGTTTGAAAAGGTGAAGCGCTACTATGACAAGCACCTGTGGACGAAAAAGCAGGTGGCCGACGCCGTGGTAAAGGCCTGGATCACCGCGGAGGAATACGAGCTCATCACCGGCGAGGACTACGAAGGCGAAGAGGATGAGTAACCTTGAGCTCATTCTGCGCCTTTGCCAGCTGCTCGACGGCGCTCAAGACATCATCAGACGGCAGGCTGAAATCATGGCCATGCACGGCATCGACTTCGAGGACGGCAGCGAGATCAAGGAAGGCCGCAAGCGGCTGCTTGAGGACATAGAGCGGAGCATATAGACCGGGGAGGCGGGAATCATGGCAGGCAGCGGCCTGGAATTATTCTGTTGTATCGGGTGCAGCAGAACCGTGGAACGGCCGGGCCGACTACGCTGTGAGGCGTGCGAGGCAGACCCGGCCGTCCTGCGGCGATTGTGGCGCATTCTGCCCGCATGGAAGGCCAAGGCCAGGAAATATGCGGAGGGCCGAATGCTCTATCACCGGGCGGCCATGGACATGGCCGCGACCGCCCTCAAGGGCCAGCAGCGGCCGCTCACCGCGGAGCTGCTGCAGCGGGAAATCGACCGGCGCGAAATCGGCACGGCCCGCATGGCGGCCCATCATGAGCGGGTGGAGGTCATCCGCGAGGCCAGGCAAGGCGTCATCGCGCTGCGGGCCATGCTTAAGCGCGTGCAAATGGAGCAGGAATAGCGATGTTTTATTATTTCTACCTCATGGCCCTCGCGCTCGCGTGGGGGCTCAGAATCCTGGCGGCGGCGGGCATCGGGCTCGCCGCTTTTCTCTTGATATTCGGCATTTGGAGGTTAATAAAATGGCTGACGAAATCATCATGACCGGCAAAGAGCTGGCCAGGCGATGCTGCGAAATCGCCCAGAGCTTCAAAACCATATACGGCTATGCCATGTATGGATTCCAGATCACCGACAAGACCATCGCCAGCAAGGCGAAGCAGAACCTGAATGGGTGGTATACCTCGAAGCGAATCAAGACGCTGCAGGCCGTGGCCAATCAGAGCCCGCCCACATGGGGCTTTGATTGCGTCAACCTCATAAAGGCCATTTTGTGGGGCTGGGAGGGCGACGCAAGCAAGGAAAAGGGCGGCGCGATTTATGGCTCGAACGGCATTCCCGACACGAACGCCGACGGCCTGTTCGGGCGCTGCTCAGACAAGACAGCCGACTTTTCGCACATCGAAGAGGGCGAGGCCGTCCACATCGCCGGGCACATCGGCATCTATGTGGGCGGCGGCATGGTGGTGGAATGCACACCGAACTGGGAGAACGGCGTGCAAATCACAGCCCTTGGCAACGTGAAAAACGACTTTTCACAGGGGCTTTACCGGGTGCGCAGCTGGGACAAGCACGGAAAGCTGCCCCATGTAGGCTATGAGGGCATGGAACCCGCTGCCGATCAGGGCGAAGAGCTGCCCGACGACGCCCTGGGCCGCCGCCTGCTCAAAAAGGGCTGCGCGGGCGAGGACGTGAAAGCGCTGCAGGTGGCGCTCATCTCGCTGGGCTACGAGCTGGGCGACTATGGCCCGAACCACGACGGGGCCGACGGCGACTTCGGGCGAGCCACGGAAAAGGCCGTGAAGGCGTTCCAGGCGGCCGCCGCGCTCACGGTCGACGGGGAATTCGGCCCGGCCACGCTCGCGGCCCTCAAGGCCGCCCTGGAGGCGAAGAGCGCGACGCAGGGGGACGCGAAGGCAGAGCCTCTGTTTACCGTCGTCATCCGGCACCTGAACGCCACCGCGGCCGCAGGGCTGGCGGAGATGTACCCGGACGCGGGAATAGAGGCAGAGTAACACCTCAATATCACGAATCCGTGAGCGCAATATCCGAAATCTGAATATTCGTGAATCGGATTGACTTTATTGCACACCTTTAATATAATTTAGGTGTGCAATAAAGTGAGGTGATGAAATGAGTCCGCGCACGGGACGGCCACGGCTTGATGACCCGAACACCAACAGAATGAGCGTTTGCATGAACAGCGAAACCATGAAGCGCCTGGAAGAATACTGCGCTAAACATGGCATTTCAAAGGGAGAAGCAATAAGACGGGGAATCACCAAGCTGTTGGAGGAAGAAGAAAAATGAGGAATCCGCCAATACCTGCAAGCAACACGGATTCCTCACCACCCAGAGGCGAACCTCGAAGGCAAATCCATTATACCACGCGGCCCGCCTCGAAAGCAAGCCCGAAACGGAGGATAACAGCATGAAGAGAGACACACAGACCATCATTGACGCGCTGGAATCGGCAGACGATCAGCTGCGCATGCTCAGCACCGTGCTGGAGCTGACGGCCAACGGGGCCGAGGGCCTGGGCGGCGGGGACATCATCAAGGACATATGCGGCGTGACGCGGGAGAGCCTGAGCAACATCCGCGCGACGCTGGACGAGGCGATCGGCGCGCTCATGCCGGAAATGAGCGTCAGCGCGTGACAACCTCATCCGGCCCTGCGGGGCCACCTTCCCCAAAGGGGAAGGCAAGGACGGAAACCGCCTCGAAGAGGGGCGGTTTTTATATTTAGAGAGAGGGGAAGAAAACGATGGAACATAGCAACATCTGGCAGCGGGCCGCCGAAATCCTCGCGGCCATCGGTGGCTTTTTCGTGGGGCTTTACGGCGGCTGGAGCCCGGCGCTCAGCATCCTGGTGGTGTTCATGGCCGCGGATTACATCCTGGGCATCGCGTGCGCGCTGGCCAAGAAATCCACAAAAACAGAGGGCGGCGGCTTTTTGAGCAAGGTCGCGTTTATGGGCCTGCTCAAAAAGGGCGTTATCATGCTGGTGGTGCTGCTGGCCGTGCAGCTCGACAGAGCCATCGGCGGCGACAATCCCGAGAATATCATGAGGACGTTCGAGACGGCGGCCACGTTTTTCTATATCGCCAACGAGGGCTTGAGCATCGTCGAGAACGCCGCGCTGCTGGGCGTGCCCGTGCCGAAGATACTCAGGAACGCGCTCGAAGTGCTGCGCGACAAGCACGACGGAGAGGACGGCGACAAGGGCGGCGGCCAGGCATGACGAAGCGGTGCGAAACCTGCCGCGAATACCTGGGCGGCGGGTGCTGCAATCTCTCCATGGAACTGGAATGCAGGGACGGCGGCGGCTTCGAGGCATGGGAACGTTCAGGAAAAATCGGCGCTGAAGATCCCGCTGCCGCGCCGATCCGCGAGGAACGCCAGGCGACAACAACAGGATAACCGAACAATGAGCCGGGGGATGTGCATAACGTGCATATTCCCCGGCGGATTTATTATATTATTTGAATTTCAGGAATGGAATATTGAGAATTCGCATTTTCGCGAATTGGGTTGACTTTTGAGCTTGCACAAATTAGAATAAATGCAAGCTCAAAAGTGAGGTGATGAAATGAGCCCGAGAACAGGGCGGCCGCGGCTGGATAATCCCATCAATCAGCGCGTGAGCATACGCCTCGATGCCGAAACCATGAAGCGCCTGGAGCAATACTGCGCGGAACATGAGACGACAAAAGGCGAAGCAATCCGCGAAGGGGTTAAGCTGTTGCTTGCCAAAAATGAATAATGAGGAATCCGCCCCATACCTGCAAGTAACACGGATTCCTCACCCACCCTGGAGGCGAACCTCGAAGGTAAATCCATTATACCACGGGCGCGCCTCCATGTCAAAGCGAAGAATGGAGGAAAAACATGGCAAGCGAACTTTTTGAGATTATGGAGAGGATCGGCGAGGCCGACAGGGATCTGGAAGCCTATTCCGAGGTGCTGCTGACCGTGGAGGCCGGGGCGGAATGGGAACACAAAGACGAAACGCGGATGCTGGCGCATCACACGCGCAACGTGATCGGCGACATCCGGGCCACGCTGGACGAGGCGAGGCGGGCCGCGGAGGAAAAGGAAAGCGCATAAGAGAAACGAACTGAGGCCGCCGAAAGGCGGCCCTCTTTAATTTGGGGACAATAGGAAATTGCGGACAAAAAACAGAATAAATTATAATCAATAATCATATGCAAAGGGGGATTCGATCATGAAGAAAATCGTTTGCGCGCTCATGGCGCTCGCTCTCATACTGCCCACCGCCGCGCTGGCGGCCGACCTGGAAATCACTCAGGAAGCCTTTTATGTGACGCCGTTCCTCAATTACTACGCGGGGGAAATATTCTGCGAAGTGACGAACACCTCCGACCGGATTATGAAAATTACCGATGGACAGTATGAACTGTACGACGCGGACGGCGCGAGCCTCAATTCGGGCTCCATATACAGCATCTATCCGCACACGCTGGGGCCGGGCGAAAAGGCTTATTTCAGCGTGACAAGCGGCGTCAAGGACGCAACCAGCGCGGCCTACATAGACAGCTACAGCGTGAGCGTGGTCGGCAAACCCGTGGACGAAAAAGAACCCGAATATGAAGTCAGCGACGTGCGCATGGAAGAAAAGAGCGGCATCATTCGCGGCACGCGCCTGGCGGCCACCGTGACGAACAACAGCGAAGAGCTGCCCGCGCAGCTCTATCTCACCTTCGCCGTGTTCAATGGGGAGGGAAAGCTGCTCTTTGTGACGGCGGCGTCCTCCATGGGCCTGGCCCTGCTGCCGGGCAACAGCGGCGAAATGGGAATGGACATAGACCGCGACATTATTACCGCCCTCGCGGATCGAGGCGAGGAAATGGCCAGCGTGGTGGCCATCGCCACGGGCTGGTAATACCCCGCCATATATACCCCGACATGGGGGCGAGCGTCCGGGAACGGACGCTCTTTTTTTATGCCCCTCATGGCCACCGGAAGCATTCCGGCGGGCTCACCGAAATGGTCACATGACCGGGAGAAGGCGCTGCAAATTTCGATTCTGACGGCCTTTTGTGCGGAAGCCTGGGGAAATGGTCGAGCAGCTAAGCGGAAGCGGCTCACAATCGAAACCTGCGAACGCTCTCAGACCGCGCAGAAGCGGCCAGGAACGGCGCGAAGGGCTGGCCAGGCGCTTGCACGGCCGAACCCTCGACCGCAACGGCATGGCGGCGACGCGAGCGGCTGCGGCGACGCGAGCGCACGCTCAGGCAAGCGGCTGCGGTTCGATTAAGCGCTGGCGACCGCGGGCGGCGTGGCCATCGGTGCAGCGTCCGAAAGGGAAAGCGCGCCGATGAAACCGGCTCGACGTGCGAAGCACCGCGCTTAATGATGGGAGCGGGGAACGCGGACAATGAGCATAAAGTTTTGTTTTCTCAAAACGCAACGGCCTGGAATTACGCACGCAACCGCAAAGCCGAAAGAAACGGGGCCCAGGGCACGCGAAAAAGGATTCCCCCCCTCTCAAAAAAGTTTTCACATCGGGAACACGACACCGGCGAAGGCCAGTCGTTTATAACGTGCCTACTCAAAAATTCATGGGGGTATGAAATACAGAATTACACACTATTACACTTTATTCTTAAAAAGTGTAATTTGAAATAAAAAGAGCCATATTAAAGAAGAAAAAATCAGAATTACACAAATTACACAAATTACACAATAAAGAAATAAGAGCATGATATAATGGGCGGCAACATGGGCAAAATGTCCCCTTTGTCCCCAATTTGTCCCCAAGTATGTGGATAAAGAAGGGGAAAAGGTATAAATATGTCAAAAAGGCATAAAAATAGCAGGTAAATCATAAGCAAGATTCACCTGCTAAGTGGTCGAGGTGACAGGATTTGAACCTGCGACCTTTTGGTCCCGAACCAAACGCGCTACCAAACTGCGCTACACCTCGACACTGGAGCCAATGAAGGGACTCGAACCCTTGACCTGCGGTTTACGAAACCGCTGCTCTGCCAGCTGAGCTACATTGGCGTTACCAACGATCATAAATTATAGCACGCCCGGACATGTTTGTCCAGAGGTATTTGAAACTTTTCGATTTTTTATCATTTCATGGCCGCATTGTCCGACGGCGCCGCGCCGCCGGGGGCAGCGGGCGACGCGCCCCGCGTTTCGCTGAAGGCTTCCGTGCTGTCGGGCCGGTTCAGCACCGTCACGGTGCGCAGGATGAGCTTGATGTCCTCCAGCAGGCTGTAGTTTTCGATGTACATCAGGTCCATCATCATCTTGTCCTTGGGCGAGGTGTTGTATTTGCCCGCGATCTGGGCGTAGCCGGTCAGCCCAGCCTTGACGCGCAGCCGATAGGAGAATTCGGGCATGACGCGGGTGTAGTCGCGCACGTTGGAGAGCATTTCCGGACGCGGACCAACCACGCTCATGTCGCCCTTGAGGATGTCGATGAACTGCGGCAGCTCGTCCAGCCGCCAGCGGCGCAGCACGCGGCCCACCGGCGTGATGCGGGCGTCGTCGTCGATGACGGAGGTCTCGCTGTCGACCCCGACGCGCATGGTGCGGAATTTGTGGATGCGGAAGATGCGGCCGTCCAGCGTGGCGCGCTCCTGCCGGAACAGCGCCGGGCCGCCGTCGTACAGCCGGATGACGAGGGCGCACAGCAGCATGAGGGGCGAGAGCACGAGTAGCGCGAGCAGCGAGAACACCAGATCCAGTGCGCGCTTGCCCATGCGCTGTTCGAGCGTGAGGCCCAGCCGGTCGATCGAGATGAAGGGCGCGTCGTCCAGGATGTCCTGCGTGCCGCCCTGGCTGATGACGTCGATGAGCTCCATGCCGTACTGCACGGGCTTGCGGATCCGGTAGCAGTATTCGATGAGCCGCGCGCGCTCCTCGCCGGGCAGCTCGCACAGGAAGACGTGGTCATAGCGCGCGATTCGTTCGAGCAGCAGCGGGTCGTCGCAGCGCAGCGTTTCCTGAATGACGTAGCGCTTGCGATAGGACGAGATCTTCTGCGAAAGGCGGGCCTGGCCGGAGTCCGCGCCGACCACCACGCAGCACTGGCGCGGGGGCGTCATGCGGTAGTAGAGGAACTTCGCCGCGCGCGTGTAGAAGACGATCCAGAGAATCTGCAGGAGCAGCGCCAGCGCAAAGCAGCCGATGTCGGCCCATTCCGGCGCGAGGCTCGAGCGGTTGTTCTCGTTGAAATTCATGATGAGCAGCTCGAAGAACGCGCCCGCGTCGCTCAGCAGCACGGAGATGATCGTCGAGAAGATGATCTGCCGGCTCTGCTCGTGCTGGATGTCGAAGCCGTGATAGATGTTCATGAACAGCAGAAACAGCACGCTGAAGCCGAACAGCGTGATGGCCGCGGTTCGCGAGACGCGCAGCACATACGGCGTGTTGAGGCCCATGGCCAGAAAGAAGCTCAGCGTCACCAGGGCGAACAGGCCGATGCGCATCAGCATCAGGTAGACGCCGCATTTGTTTTCGCGTGATATCTGCATGGTCAT